CCTTTCCCGTAGTCCTGTCGTGGCTTCGTGAGTTCCATACCTACTTACTTAGAGTCTTTTACAATTTTGTACCCATTTTCCTGGAGCAGTTTCATTGCTTGTGCGGTTGCATCATCTATTTCAGGCTCGTCTGTGCCAAACTTCGCATCACCTTTGTAGATAAGGTAGTTTCCATTTTCTATCTCAATCTCCTGTATCTTTTCTCCACTCCACTTAACTCCAAAGAAGAATCCTGCCTCTAGTTTTAGTTTGCCATACACACTGGCATTGCCGTACACCCTGGCATTGCCGTACACCCAGGCATCGCCAGACACACTGGCATTGCCGTACACCCTGGCATTGCCGTACACCCAGGCATCGCCAGACACCCAGGCATCGCCGTACACCCTGGCATCGCCAGACACACAGGCATCGCCATACACACAGGCATTGCCGTACACCCTGGCATCGCCAGACACACAGGCATCGCCGTACACCCTGGCATCGCCGTACACCCAGGCATCGCCGTACACCCTGGCATCGCCGTACACCCAGGCATTGCCGTACACCCTGGCATTGCCATACACCCAGGCATTGCCAGACACACTGAGGTTTGCTTCTGCTTGAATGTATCCTCCCTTGTCTCCCTTAGAAACTGAACCGAAATCTTTGAGAGCTACTACCTGGAATAGTTCTTGACCGTCCCAGGATTTCTTATCACTTTTAATGAGCTTGTATTTGTCGTTAGTCATAGTGTTTTACTTAGATTCTGCTAATAGGGCCTTGATGTCTTTTTCGCGCGAACGCTTCTTTATTTCCTCGCTCACATCTTCGTAATCTACTTCGTACTTATCACTTAGGTTAGCAATCAACGCATTGTAGAAGTTGTACTTGTGTAGTTCGTCTATCGGCTGTGGCTCACCGAACCTACCTGGGCGAGTGAATGATGCTCTAACCTCGTACAAATCCGCAATAAGACTAGCTTTCAACTCCCTATCCCTTGTTGCTCGGTCTAGGAGGATTTCTTGGCGGGCCAGTTCTTTTGCTTCGTCCCATACGTGCTGTGCAATTCCAAATGGTCGTTTCTCGTCAAACCGTTCCTCTAAGGTTGTGTGGGTGGTCATATTCCATTAGCAACTACTACCAATAAACCAACCATACTTACGATATACATTGTTGTTGCTGGCGTTGCTGGGTCAGTAAACCTCGTCTCTCTTGAGCCCCAAAGACCAAACGCTGCCAAAAGAACTAATGTGATTACAATTGCCATACAGAGTATTAGTTAGGTGCTAGATGCGTGGATCATGGTAATCGAACAAGCTTGTGGCCGGGCGCGGAGCGCGGTAGAGCATGTAGATCGTTAGCGCTGCAAGCGCAATGATAAGGCACGTCATAGTGTGCAGTTAGGGCACGCATCTGACCCGGCGTGATAGCTTCCGGTGTCGTCTGTTTCGATGTGTGCTACTTCCCTGGTGTCCCGACAGAAGTCACACGCAACATGCCGATCGAGTGGAACGGTATGGGTGACGGTATCGAACGTAACTGATAGTGTCTTCATAATGCTGTGTGGTAATTTGTACTATATCAGTATATAGTATCTTTAGACCCTGAACAATGAAGGTGGGGATAACGTGTTGCAGAGAAAATAAACACGCTACTCTACTACAAGAAGCAGAACTTTGTAAAAACGTGGAGAATAGGAGGGGGAAGGTGAGAACCAGGTGTGACACATCTGCTCTCCGAAAGGAAGTTATACGCGCCTCACCCCTCCTGCACTTCACACATAGAAAGAGAAGTAATGGGATGTTTTGTGGTGTGAGTGTCTGGATTCTTGCAATCGTACTTTTCCGCACGGTTAACTCCATACTGCGCAGAAGTCTGGCGGATTTAGACTTAAAATGGAGGTAGGCCAAGATACAGCGTTCGCACCGCAAAGCACCCCATTACAAAACATTTCTTTAGGAGGAGGACGGGGGAGTAGAAGCTGTACATAGGCTGGAAGAGACACGCGCGTAGGGCACTAGCCGAATGCTTCAGAGACCTCCCCGCCCCTCTCCAAGAGAAGTATTCAAGTGTTTTCGGGGGAAAGCCGTGTAGAGCGGTAAACACTAGCATCGGGTAAGAGACCCCGACATTAAAATAAAAATCACCCCGAGGCTGGAGAGCCTCAGCGGTTCCCCGTGAGCACTGGAATACTGTTTGTGTGTAGTGCTCTACGGGTAGGGTCCCGACCCTGTCTCGGCCGACCTAGGCCAATAACCGAACGGCTAAATACCTAAGGATTATTGAAAAAGCTGAAAGCCCGTAGAGCCGTGCATGTAAACAATGATTACTAACCCTCAATGACCCGATACTATGACAGAAACACAAGCGTTCATCTTAATCTGTATAGTCGCGTTTCTTGTTGGAGTATTGTTAAGCAAATAACCCCAACAAATAAGCCATGAACATACCTTACGAGTTAGCAGTTGAGTTGAAGGAGGCGGGGTTTCCGCAGGAAGGAGACTTTTGGTGGTCAAAGGACGAACATGGGCGAGCTGGTTGGGATATATATTATAGGGACGAAAGCCTTGGTGCCGAGGAATGGTTTAGTCTAGACAAAAACGAGCACATACTGGCTCCAAGTCTCAGTGAGCTTATTGAGGCGTGTGGTGGAAAGAAGATAATCTTGTGGGAAGAAAACGGATGGTACGCTACGATGTACGGGGAGGAAGAGTATGTCTCTGGCAAATGTATTGACGATACTTTTTATGACGCTCAGGAAGGCCCAACCCCAGAAGAAGCTGTAGCAAGGTTGTGGCTAGCACTGAATAAGAAATAAACAACATGATCATCCGACCATTCCTATGGCTAGATACCGAGACGACCGGGTTGAAAGATCCTCGGGTGGTAGAGCTGTGCTACTGGCAAGAAGGGCACGAGGCGCCGGTGGTAATCCGCTGCAAGCCAACAAAGCTTATAGAAATCGAGGCTATGGTCATTCATGGCATTACAAACGAAGACGTGGAGTGGTTGCCCCTATTCCAGGAGCTGCCTGAATACGAGGAGATCAAGGAGCTGATCGAGAACAGCATTGTAATTGCTCACAACGTAGACTTCGATATTTTAGTACTGAAAAACGAAGGCATAAAGGTAGACCAGCGCATGGATACTAAGGAGATGGCACGACTCAAATGGCCAGAAGCTCCAAAGCATAGGCTTCAGTACCTACGGTATTGGCTCAATCTTAACGTTGTAGGTGGGGGCGCGCCCCACACTGCGCTTGGTGACGTCCAGACGCTTCGCGCGCTTTGGGAGGAGCTTCTTATTGGTAGGCCGAAGGCCGATACGAATACGGAGTGATTGTTGTGCTGGCTTTTTGAAATCAGGGTTGTTTGTGCACTTAAGCACGTGTGCATGCCACCAGTTTTCTGTGAAGTCAATCTTACAAGTAGGGCAGATCATATCTTTACACTTATTGTAGATATTTCTCGAGCTCTGTCACTAGTAAGAGATTTCCGTGTGCTGCGCTTTTTTTCCAATAAGAAAGCACCGATAGCTATCACTTCGAATCCGTGGGGATACTTAATAGCGATCCAGTACGGGATATCTCGGGTAAGACCCGAGTAATCCGCCCCACCGGCTGTGCCTACGGTACGTCGCACAAGTACCCCCTTCCCTTCCGTTGCTATGCGAGCGATCACCTCTTGGTCGTGCTCAAACGCCTTAAAAGGTAAAGAATCCTTCCCTTTTGTATCTTTCAGTTCGATCTCCCCTGCAAGCGGATGCTTCTCCCACCACCTACGGAACAAGATCCCAAAATCTGCTTCTTTGGCATTATGTTGGCGAGGAAGTTCAGGAAGATTACTACGTTGCATGGGAGTGTGGGTTAAAATTCTCAGCCTTATTGTATGCGTCTAGGATTTTTTGGTCCCACCGGCCACCAATTAAATAGATTATTTCTATGTCTCGTAGGTACTTAGGGTGGCGCTGGCGTCCGTGCATTTGGATGTTTTCTACATACGTGTGAGACATAGAGCAAAATACCATAGCTCCAAAATTCCAGCCGTCCCAGCCCTCGCACATGGCGCTCTGTGTTATTAAATAGCATTCCTGCGCTTCCTGAGCAGCCTCTATGGTGCCCTGCTGGTCTTTAGTACGCCCATCTAGCACATATACAGGTCTGTCGCCTATAGCTTGAAGCTCAGCAGCTACCTCATCTATCTGTGAAGTGTACTTACATACAAGAATCATTTTCTTATAACCAAGCTCTAGTATTTCTTTCACCTTGCCCTGTTGCTCGTGTTTGTGCTCGTGCACCCACGTGACTATTTCGTCTGCTGGCTTCTTGTATGGCTTCTGTTTAATGTTTATGACTCGTGACGTTACCGGCGGGAGCACGTCGACCACATCGCTTAGAGCCACAACATTTGTGTATTTTCGTACATATTTGTCTACTCCTTCCCTCCAGTTAGGTTTTGGGATCCACGACGGGCGCACGAGGTATGCCAAGTCGCTTGGGTATTTCAGGTCAAAAAACTCTTTTCGCCATTCTTTTGGGTCAATGAAGACGCCCAGGTAGCACAGTAATGTGTGGAAAGACCACGGACTATTGCGTACCGGACTTCCGGTAAGACCTAGGAAGTGGCATTCGGGGTACTTGCGAAGCAAGGTGTAGAGTGCCACCGCTAGTGCTGAACGCTTTTTGGATTTAGTAAAAAGCCCTGATCCGAAGTGGTGAAGCTCGTCTACAACGATGGCTGTGGGGCCTACAATGCTCCCTACGCGTTTTTTGAACTCTTCCTTAGTCAATACCGTAGCTTTGGTATTAAACGCCTCCCAGGACTTCTTATTGCTCTTCTTGGTGATGATGTAGGTATTCCCAGCCTGGGAAGGTAGGTCTATCCATAGAGCGGCAGGCAAACTTTTGCCAGTGCGCATCTCCCAGTTTAGGATCGCTCGTGGCGGGTTTTCGTCTAGTATTGCTTGCTGGTGGGTGTAGAGTGCTGTCATGGTATCTGTATCCGCCAGTGGATACGTGGGTTATCAGCGGGCACTGTATAACTCCACTGGCGGGACAGGGCGTGACTTACGCTACCTCCTCGATGTTGAGTGCCTTCACGATGTCAAACTTGCCTGACACCGCGTCAACGGTTGCCTGTGCTGCCTTAGCTAGTGGCTTTGCAGGGGATGGCTTTACGGAGTACGTCACTTTGCCGTTGTTGTCTGAGCGGGTAACGGTGAGGTCGTATGCCTCTGGGTTGCCCCACTCCTCGTCTTGCGCGAATGCCATGATGCCTTTCTTGATGCTTTGCTGCGTAATAGAAAGGATCATAACCTTCTCGTCACGGTGTGAGTACACGTAGAACGCCCAGAACTCGCTGATCTTCGGCTTACCTTCAGCTGCGAACTTGTAGTCCATGTCTACCTCGTCCGGGGTAATGGTTGCGCCCTTACCAGAGCGACGGAATGGCTTACTGTCCTTCCAGCCTTCAAGGCCAATGTGAGCTGGGGTAAGTACACGGAACTTGTTGTCTCCGTCCTCGAACTTGTAGAAGTCTGAACCAGACTCCTTGATCTCGTAATCCTTCGGTAGGAATGTTGATACGTCGAGCATAGTGTTGTGTGGTTAGTGTTGTAGGTAATGTCTACGTATATAGGATACTAGGGGCAGGGGTGGGTGTCTATGGGGATAGTGGGGATAGCCTAATAACTGCTTCAGCCATCGCGAGCGTAGCTCGCTCACGAGACTCTTTAATTGATTTTGTTTGTGCTTTATTCATATGTTAGTTGCTACGTTTGGTAATGTACTCCTCCATATCCTTACGAGTCTTCAGTATTTCCTGCGAGAGCTTGAGAATATCGAGCATCGTGCGGCTGGTGGCAAACGTGTGGATTTCTGCTGGGTCCGGGAAGCCAAAGGTGAAGTCCGGGCGCGTGATTGTTGGAAGCCATTGCAACACCATGCTGATGTCCTCCGGTTTAATTTGTGAGTGAAGGTAGTGCAGCAGTGCATAGAACGTAAGCTGTCCATGTGTGTCAACACGCTTTTGGTCCCATGCCTTAACGCCCGTTTTGTACTCTGCCAGTCGGAGTGAGTCGGGGCACCACGAGTCCATGTAGCCGGTAAGATCTAGCTTTTCAAGTGTGGTGTTGATACCGTACTCGACTACCGGATAGATAATAACCGGTGCCATTGGTTGCCCCCACTCTATGGAATCGGCGAATCTTTTGCCGAAGTCGAGCGCGGGGGTGGATACGAACTTAGAGCCAAGCAGATACCGCTCGTACCACTGGTTCTTGTCGAATTGCCAACTGGAATGCTGGCTCCAGGAGTACGGGCGACGGAGCCACTCGGCATATTGTTCGGGGGTGTGCATTGTGTTATCTGTTTAGCGGATCTCCAAAGTCGTCGAGCTCGTCCTCCTCGTCAGTGGTGAGTATCCCGTCTTGCCTCTCTGTGCCTGATAGCCTAAGTATAATGTCTCGCATGCTCTCATCCTGCATTATCCACAGGTCTGCGTTTGAGCCGTCCACCTTGAGCCTACTGCACACCCGAAGCGCTGCAAGCTGTTGCAAGTAGTTTGCTGTCGGTGTTGTTGGTAGTCCCAAGCTCATGGCAATGGCTGACGCGGTGCATCCGGCCGGATACTCGGCGAGAGCCTGTAGTGTCTTACGGCGCTCGTCATTAGCCAGTGAGAAGGCGCACCATTCCAGGGCCCGGATGTTCTTTTCAGTGAGGGTTGATGAGCCGTTCTCATTCATGTTCATGACGCACATGCCAAGCGCAAGGCCTCGGAGCTGAAGTGCGGTACGCATTGGCATCTCCGGCTCCGGGATACGGTCCACCTCGTTTGAGCGCTCGTTAGTGTGGACTGGTGTACGGATCACGGACGCCAGCTTTGCCATCTCTTTAATCTTCTTATTGTCCTCGTCGGTGAAGGTTGGTGGGTTGTCAGTGTCGTTTGCAGCCATGACGTCGGACAAGTATTCCTTGTAGAGCTCGCCAATGTGCTCGTCCAGCGCTTGGCCATAGAGCGTGCGGGATAGGGACTTATCCACGGCGCGGTCAACGTCGTATGGCTTCATGCGGTAGTACATAAAGCGCTCACCCATATCCGCAATGTCCTCGAAGTGCCGATAGAGGGAAGCGGTTGATGCGCCGATAATCCCAAGCTTCCCTTTCCAGCTAATAGGCTCTTGATTCCCGGTAAGCTTGGTAAGGTGGCCATCGTATATGTGGCGAAGCTGTCCAAGGATCTCGTGCAGCGTTTGACTCTCTTTAGAGAATAGCGCCGTTAGGTCTGGGAACAAGAGGATGCCATGATCGCCGATACGCTTTAGGAGTGAAGGCTCAAACGCATTGTCGCCTTTCTTTGACGTTAGGGAGCCTGACAGGAACGTGTTCGGGGTGATGTCCGTTATCTCATGGATTATCTTCTTGCCGGCAGGTTGTGAGAATTCAAGCGGGGCAATGTATTGTGTCTTGCCGGAGGACGGTGCGCCGATAATCACAAGCCACACCGGCTGTCCTAGCTGCATAACGTTGGTTATGGTCGCCGCCATGATCACGTCAATGATGTCTTCGTCCTCCATGTAGAGGTGCTCCCGCATCTTCTTTTTAAGGGTGGAGAGCTTCATATGAGCTTGTTAAGGTCCTCGATCGTGGTGCGAAAGTCGGTATTGTGGAGTTTTTGGTATATGGCAATAGCGTCATAGGCCTTCCCACAGCCTCCAAAACAGTACGTTGTGTTCGTTGCTTTGTAGTAGTGGAGGGAAGGTGTCTTTTCGTTATGGAACGGGCACAGGGCCTTTCCGGTAGAGCGGTTGAATTTGAGTAGGTTAGGAATTGGGTATGACTTGGCTTGTATAGTTTTGTCGTTGTTGAACGCACGCTTGGCGACGGGTGAGGAAATGACGCGCTGTGCTTCTTCGTGGTGCTTCTTTACCCAGGCTGTATGGAAGCGGGTAGGAAGCCAGGAGGCTGAACGCTTGCGCATATCTTCAAGGACTGCGGTTTCGTCTTTGTAGGAAAGGGCGGTATCTAGTAGCCCGACGAAATCTCCGCCGCGGGAGATGAAGTCGGTGATGTCTTTGGTGTTTGGGGTTTCTGGTATGAAGATGAAGCGGGCGTTTGGTAGGTAGGAATGGATCTTTACCATGCCTTCGGCTCCGGCGTCGTCATTGTCTAGGCACACGTAGACTTGTTTACCTTCGAGTAGGTGGACCCACTCTTCTTGGAAGGAGAGTGCGCCTCCGGTAGACGATACGGCAGGGATGTTTAAGGACCATAGGACGAGAGCGTCTAGCTCTCCTTCGGTGATCACGACGTAGTCGTGGAGTGGGGTCAGGTGGTTTGCTGCAAATAGGGTAACCTTGCCACCTTTGTCGTATAGGTATTTGGGCTTACGTTCGTCTGTGGGGTCCCTTCGGTACTTGTTGAAGGAGAATGTACCTTCTGGGGTGTAAACGGGGATTACAAGGCAGTTTTCGAGCCCTAGGTGGGTGTCTGTACGAATACCGAAAGTCTCTTGGGTGTCTAGTGAGACACCGCGTCGTATAAGCCAGTCGATATTCGTATTCATACACGGATAATAACATAGGCAAAAAGGGTACAAAAAGTTATCCACAGTACCAAAAAGGACAAAAAGCTTGACAGAATTGGAAAGGAGCGCTAGGCTGAAGGCACCCCCCGCGGGGGGGAGTGGCCGTCAGCCTAAACCTCCCTACCCCAGTTTCAGGAAATAGAAAAACGGCCCAGGTAGGCCGTTTTTCAGTGGTTGACTTTGTTAATATCTTTGATGTATTGGTGTCTGAGTTTCTATGAGTTTTGTTCCAGGGATATTTTTTCCGTGTTTGAGGTCGTCTAGGATAAGACGTTCGTTTGGGATAAGATAGTCTCGCGGGATCAAGTCTTGGTCCGTGATTTCTACGCTGTATGAAGTGCGGAAACTGACACGGTTCTCGTCTGTGTGATAAGTGGTTTCCGGTTGGTCAATACTCTCGAGCTTGGTCATGGCCGTGGATAGCTTCAGCGTGCCCTTGGAGAGTTTCGCTGCTATTTTTTCGGCTTCCTTGTCTGCTATGCGCTTGGCTTCTGTCTGGTACTTGCTTATCTTTGCCCGCAGATCGTTTATGTGGGCCTCTAACGGGTCTATGATAGGCTTCCAGCGCTTTCTCTCCTCGGTCAGCGCTTGGTTGAGTGGCTTAGTGATCTTTTCCTTTTCGTCCGTGGCGCGCTCTAGGAGCGTTTTCATGTTGCCCAGGATAGAAACAGCCTCGGCCATGGTCTCCTGGTCTTTGATCGCTATAGCGTCTGCACGCTCTAGGATCGTCTGTGCTTGCTCCCGGTAGGGAGTAATGGTGTTAGACACGGTATATGTGTGCTAGTTGGTAAGGTGCTTTCCCCATATCCATAGCGGGGGGGAAAGGGTATACCCTGCTCGCTCTTGCGTCCTATACGGTTGGTATAAGGCGCAAGGCGGGGAGGTTATTTAACTTTTAAGTAGTCCAATAGGTTCCTCGCGTCTAGGTTGTGAGAGAATTCTAGCGCCACGAATTCGCACGAGTAGCACCCGTATATGTGCGTGCCGTTGTGCTCGTGGTGCTTTACGTTGTGCGTACTGCATAGCGGGCATTGGAACGCGGGAGGCTTCGTGGCTCCGCATTCCTCGCACGTAAAGTACCATTCCCCGTGCTTGTCTTGGTCTGCTTCGTCGCTCCACACGTGCGCCGTGTTGGTCGGGTCTGTCGGTTCGTTGTGCTCGTTGAGTGAGCTCGGGCACACGTCGGGGTTTAGTAGGTATTCGTTCATGGTGTTATGCGTTTATATCCTTGTTGTAAGTGCTCATGGGCTTTCCTTTCTCGTAGCAGTGCTCGCCAGTACCGCCCGCGCACCTAGCGTGTCTGCACTTGCCTACGTTGTCGGTATCTTTGTACATAGATTTAATAGTTATTCCCCAAAGTAAAAGCACCCTGCGTACGCTAGTAAGGCGTCTATATCCTCGCGCGTAATCGGGAGGCGTGTCCAGGGCGTTCCCCAGTCCTGGTATTCAAGTTGCGCGGTCTCTGGCTGTCCATATCCGTCCAAGTTTCCTTTAATGCGTACTGCGGGACCGCCTGTGCATAGCAGTATCTTGTACTGTGTAGGGGCTTCTGGTAGTTCGTTGCCTACTCCTTCCCAGTCTCTACGCACCTGTATGTCTAGCGCGTCATCACGTATCTGCTCCAGCGCGGATATTTCGTCAGCTTGCGGGTTTCTTGTTAGTTGTTTTGTCAGCTCCTTAATGCTTGCGAGTTGTGCAAGGGCTTGCTCGCGTGCGTGGTCTTTTTCCATACGGTTAGTTTATTGTTGCTAGTGCTTCCCTTTCTTTAAGGGAAAACAACCTGCGGATATTGCGCTCCTGTTCTACTACTGCGTGGTATGTCTGCTCCGCTGTCCTGCTGTCCTCGTTATAGCCAAAGATTGAGCAGAAGTCAGCAAAGTCCTCACCCGCTTCGGTGAAAAGACAAGTCAGCACGTCATAGGAAGTCGGCTTCTTGTCGTCTTTCTTATCCGCAATGCTTCCCCAGTAGTCAAAACAATACTCACCACGCGCGTTTTTAAGCGTGATAGTGTATCGGGTTCCGTGTTCGTATTGTTTCGTACCCTTAAAACCTAGCGCTTGCCCTATCTCACGCGCCCATAGTGGGGCTTTTTGTGTCCGTGCTTTCACCATTTTTAGAGTTGTTCCTGTCTCCTGTAGGAACGTTTCAGCTTGTTTCTGGTATTCTCCCTCGTCTCCGAGAGCCTGTATCTTGTCTCTAAGTGTTTCCATAAGCGGTTATATATTATGTTCGGGTCTAAACGCGCCCGCGTGTACGCCCTACAGGGTAAGGCGCACGGCGGAAGTGCTAGGCTTCTTCTTTGTCGTATACTTCCTCACTAATAGGTCTGATAATGTGAGACTCTCCAGTGGGCGCGTCATGGTGTGCAATACGCACTTTAAAACCTTTGTAGTACGGTGTGATTGTATAACTACAGTCTGTGTCTGGTGATATTGCCCGCAAAAACTCCAAGGCGTCTGTTGCTTTAAAGACTTTGTAGCCTGTTCGAGACATCCACCCAAGGCGCGTAGCATCATCACGCCAGTATTCGCGCCCGTCCATAAGCTCCGTGAGCCAGTCGTAAAAGCATTCCAACTCCACTTGCCAGTAGTCGCTGTCGCACGCTAGCATTTCGCCTGCTTCCTCCAGCGTTACATTGTCGCCCTCCTCCTGTTCGCTGTTATAGTTTTCCGCGTAGTCGGTTATCATTTCGTCGTCCGCGTAGCCTGTCCAGTGCAATACGGGCTTTTTTGTTGCTGTTTTCATATCTATATCAGTTAGTTTGAGGGGTCTTGTGTCCCCTATATTGCCCGCGAGTAAATCGTAGGCAATAAGGAGGCGCTAGCCTAGAGCAAAGCCCTGCAAAGAAAAGCGACGTGTCTCGCGATCTTCCATAATTGCCCGTACGCGAGTCTCGTAGCAATCTGTGCAGTCGCTTGCGATAAGTGGTGCGCTCGTGAGCGATACGCATGTAGTGCATCTGTTCATACGCCTAGAAGCATTCCGGGTAGTACCCGTGTAGCTGGTAAAAGTTTGCGGGGCTCATGCCGGTACGTTCGTGCATGCACTTCTCGTAATCCTGCGAGGCTTGCGCGACGAGTTGATCGTGCTTGACAGTCCATGCGACGAGCAGGGCGAGCGCCAGGAGGATCAGGGAGGCGGTGAGTAGTGTTTTTATGTGTTCCATAACGGTGATTTATTGCTACTCCTTAAAGATACCATATACGTATACAGGACGCAAATATCAAAAAGTAGTTTATGCACATATTTACGTGCTATAGTTTCCGTGTCCTAATAGCAACCTATAACAACAGGACTAACCAAAATGTCAACATGACACCACTCACACCCGCAGAAGCAGAAGCATTGACAAAAGACCTCCAAGCTGTCCTGCTGAAGCACAACGCAGAGATCAGCGTGCAGTCAACACTTCAGCTTGTTCGCCACGTAGACACTGCAGAAGAAGTAGCACCGGACGCACCAGAGAATGGAAAGAGCTAGCGTCGGAGAACACTACCCAAACGGGCGGGCGCAACACAGGAAGCCCGCAGTAGTTCCAACGGAAAGGCAGAAGCGCCTGGCTGTCCTTGCGCTTGCCAACAAAGCAAGCGAGCGCCCCGTACCTATGACAGAGATCGTGCAGAGCGCGGGTTATGCCGTAGGGGTTGCACCAAATCAAAGCGTAGTGAGAGCAGGCACACGTGAAGCCATGCGAGAACTAGGACTGACGGAGGAACTTATATCCAGCTCTTTGGTGGACGATATAATCGCGAAGCCCGGGAAGCGTATACAGGAGCTACGCACCGGCGCCGAGCTCTTAGGCATGCTCAAAAGGGACGACGATACACCGCCAGACCGCACCAATGCGACGTACAATTTTCTCTTTAACGAGACAACCAAGGAGGACATTCGCACCATAGAAGAAAAGATAAAAGCCCGCCTAATGGGCCAGATGCAACATGATACGGACACTACGACGCCTTAAACGGCTCTATAAGCTCTCCAAAAAGGACGAGACGGCACTTAGTACCTTGGAGAAGCTAACACCCGCACAGCTTGACGCAGTTCCCGACGCCAACGAGGGAGACGGCAAGGCCGTATTCATAGGCCAAGGCACGCAGACCGAGTACGAGGAACAACAGCACGCAGACAGTGGCATGCTTGCATGGTACGAGCGACTAAAGAAGCTATGAAGTACGAGCACACACCGCGTCCACGCATAGAAGATCACTACCATATCCGGGAGCTGATAGAGGCACAGGAGCGCAGGCACGCAGACCGGACGGACTATAGGACACGCTTAAAGGACAGCCAGGAGCGAGCGCAGTCTATAAAGGACACAAAGATAAAGGACACCAAGGCATTCTGGTGTAGGACATGCAAGGAGGACTTTCTAGCAGAAGCTATAAAGGACATCAGTACAGACTGGTCGTGTCCTATACAGGATATAGCCGTCTATAGGACAAAGTGCTTCAAGGGCCATTGGTGTATGCGCCTTATAACGGACACGCACAAGGACGCCTATTGGACACGCTCCCGCCGTGTGGCCGTGGATAAAGGACAACACTACGCAGACACGCTTCAACCTTATGAGACGGGCTTTAACATGATGTACAAAAAGATATGAAACTACTAGGCAACCGCCTGCTACTCTCACGAGTGGAGGAGCCAAAGGCCGACGGCTTCCAGACCGTCAACGTGCAGGACAGCTTTGTTAATAAGGGCAAGGTTGAGCAGGTAGGCAATGGCTACGTGCCCACTACCAACGAGCCTATACAGGTAGGGGATACCGTCCTATTCGCCAAGTACTCACCAGACACGCAGGACATAGAGCACGAGGGCAAGAAGTATAAGGTGATCACAGTAGAGGACGTGATAGCCGTTTTGTAGCATGCAGACGGAGCACCTAACCCCGGTACACGTAGACGGCATACCAGACGGCCAGGCTTTCCAGCGCCCGGTCTACACCATAGCCAAGCGCGAGTGTGGCGGGGACTATGTGGCACGCGTACCCCAGCCCGCAGATGTACAGTACGTACACTCACCAGACAAAAAGACACTTAAAAAGCTTTATACCCTAGCAACTAAAAAGTAAGTATGGCAAAAGAGATCATTCAAGGACACACCGCTCGTCTACGTATCAAAGCAGGCATAGACAAGGCATGCGACGCAGTACGCCCAACCCTAGGCCCTATAGGCATGACTGCGGCCATAGAGTACCCAGGCCTAGATCCTATAGAGTGCGACGACGGGGTCACGATTCTAAAGAATATAGACCTAGCAGACCCGTACGAAAACATGGGTGTACAGATGCTCCGTAAAGGAGGGCTACGCACCTCCGAGCAGGGAGGCGACGGCACAGCGACCACTACCGTACTTACCCAGGCACTGGTGCATGAAGCTTTCAAGGAGATAGCCAGCGACTCTAGCAAGATCCGCGAGGTACGGGAGCGCCTACAGCAAGGACTAGTAGACACCCTAGCAGAGCTCACCAAGCTAAAGCGCGACATCACACAGGACGACATAGAGCGCATAGCCACCATATCCTCACTAGACCCAGAGGTAGCCCGCCTAATAGCTGACGTGGTAAAGGAAGTGGGCGTCAATGGCGTCATTACGGTGGAGAAAGGCGCACAGCTAGGCTACACCAGCGAAGTGGTAAAGGGAGCCCGCTTTGACAAGGGACTTATCAGTCCGTACTTTATCAACGACCCAGAGAACAAGCAGACCGTACTTAATGAGCCGTATATCGTACTGGTAGACCGCACAATCAACACTAACGAGCAGATTCTCTCACTCCTGAACTCTATCGGCACCGGCAACGATATTCTCTTCATAGCAGACGACGTGGCCTCCGTAGCCCTCGGTACGCTTGCACAGAATGCCGTCAACAGGGTTGCCAACATTGCGTGTGTACGCAACCCGTACACCGCTTCCGCAGGCAAAGACTTCCTGTTTGATATGGCGGCGCTCACTGGAGGAACCGTTATATCGGAGGAGATGGGTATGCGCCTAGACGAGGCCACGAGCGCCCTATGTGGCCGTGCTGAAAAAGCCATTATCACCCAGCACAATACGACCATTATCGGAGGCAACGCCTCCCCACTGCTTGAATCCCGTATTGCAAGTATCCAGGGCGAGATAGACAGCACCACGTCTCCCTACATGCGAGGCCAGCTTGAAGACCGTCTAGCGCAGTTGACGGGAGGTATTGGTGTTATTCGTGTCGGAGCCTACACAGACACGGAATATAACGCTAAGAAGTACAAGTTTGATAACGCTATCAACGCAACGCAGGCAGCACTACAGGAGGGCATATTGCCAGGTGGGGGGACATCGCTTGCTGTATTAAAAGTATCGGAACCTATATTTCAAAGAGCTCTGTCTGCACCTCTACGTCAGATGGCGACAAATGCGGGGATGTTTAGAAAAAAGCACTGGTGGAGTAAGCCAAGTGTTGAGTGGCTAGTGAACAATGTGTCAAAACAGAATTTGAAAGAGGTAATTGGGTTTGACTTCAAGAAAAAAAGTCTTGCTTCTATGGTTGATTGTGGCATCATCGACCCATTCAAAGTCACCCGAATTGCACTAGAGAGTGCCACAGCTATTACTTCAGCCCTTATCAGCATCGAGACGGCTATTGTGGAGACTAAAAAGGATGGCAAAGACACCCAGTAAACAATACTTCTCGATCCTCCAGTGGATCACCGAAAGAGGGATAGTGTCCGAGAAAGCGGAAGCTTTTGACTACTACAATCGACCGTTTCTGCTAGATATTCTGACTGACTTCACTCCGCACCAGGTCACCATGGCCTGTGCGCAGGTGGGTAAGTCCGTTATCTACTCACTCAAGACCTTGTTTGCCGTGAAACATATGGGATTTAACGTGATTTACACGTTCCCAACGGACGACAGCGTGCGGGAGTTTGTAGGGTCGAAGTTTAACAAGATTCTACAGGCAAATAGTGAAGAATTCCGTGGCATGGAGACGGATTCTATCGAGCGAAAGGAGCTAAACGACCGGTTTATCTTCTTTAAGGGTACGGTATCGAAGACCGGACCGATCTCTACGTCCGCAGACCTACTCATTCATGACGAGGTATCCCGGTCGGACCAGATGGCCATTGAAACGTACAAATCACGTACAAAAGCAAGCAAATATAAGGGCCGATGGCTGTTTTCTAACCCGGGAGGGGAGCGTGACGAGCTAGACCTGGCGTGGAGTAAGAGCGATCAAAAGGAGTGGACCGTAACGTGCACACACTGTGGTGATGAACAGTACTTGCTATGGCCAGATTCTATCAACATAGAAGGAAAGTACTACCAGTGTCGTGCGTGTAAGGCACCGCTGTCAGACGATACCCGCAGACAGGGCAAATGGGTGGCGCAAATGCCGGGAAGAGACATATCTGGCTATCACATCTCGCACCTTATGTGCTGTTGGATAAGCGCTGCAGAAATTATTGAGGACTCGCAGGGTGATCCGGCGTACTTTAACAACTTTGTGCTCGGGCTTCCCTACTCGCCTGGTGACCTTTCCGTGTCGAAGACCACGATTCTGGACATCTGGACGCCGAAGGACCTGGACACGACCGGAAACCGGTATATCGGGATTGATGTGGGCAACATAAAGCACTACGTTGTGCGCTCTGATAGGGGCATTCTGAAGATTGGTCGCTTCTCAGCATGGCAGGAGCTTGACGACATCCTAGCATACTGGAAACCAACAGCCGGAGTCATTGACGCAATGCCAGATAATACGTCTGCTAAGCATTACGTGGCAACGTATCCGTATATGCAGATGTCATTCTTCCAGGAAAACAATAACAACCCGCAGACTATTGTTTGGTGGGGTGAGGGAGACAAAAGTGGGATAGTGTACTCGCACCGTGACCGCATTATTGACCAGTTCTTAACGGCCATGATCGAAGCAAAGTGGCTTATTGGTGCAAAGCCTGATAAGGATTTTAACGAGTATATACGCCACTTTGAGACGCTGCGCCGTGAAAAAGTGGTGAACAATAAGGGTATTGAGCGCTATATATGGGCGTCTACTACGGGGGTAGACCACTATGTATTTGCCGACTTGTACTCTTACTTGGCAATGCTCGGCAATGGTGCGGGTGTATTCTTTAACGAGCCGTCTCGAGAAGATATGCCGTCAGTCCTTGGCGCTGATAACGTGTACGATGTATCAAGAATGTGGGCAGAAAACAATATGTAATATGGAACAGACAACACAACTATTCTTGATCCCTGCTGAAGCTCAACAGTTCATGCTGTTTCAAGCTCACTATGAGCCGATAACAGTGTTACTTGACGCTGACGTATTTTCTATTCGTAATGGTAGCGCAACACTTCACTTCGATCACACGGGCACACTACAGACCATACAGCGCTCTGATTATCTGTACTCTAGGAAGCATGCGTAATACGTATATACCATTATATTTGCATTGTAATTTGCTTTGTGCTCATGTATAATGCAACTATAGTTCGATAAGTCCAATCCATACCACGGAGGACATTCCCGAAAGCGGGGGTGTTCTCTATTTTCTTTTACCTAATGGCAAAAATCGACATACAATCTCTCTCTGATGATCAGAAAGTAAAGCTGGTAAATAACCGGTGGGCATCGTCATCTGAGATATGGGACGTTGTTGACAGTGTATACAAGGTAAATACTGCGATTTATGAAAACCGGTCCGGGTGGCTAGATGCTCTTCCGGTAGCACGCAACAAGTGGCGCGTACAGGCGAACCGTATTTTTGTAAACATGGAGGCGGTAATCAACAGCCTTATCGCTAATCCACCAGGTATCAATATCTTGCCGGCACGTGACGGGGTATCGGCACAGGACTTTGCACGTAAGCTTGAGAGCTACTTTAGGAAAAAGTTTATTGAGCTGAACGTTAAGGAAACAATGCGCATGGGACTGCGCAACCTGTACTTTGGCCGTATTCTGGTCATTAAGGCGTTTTGGAACCCGTCACTTGGAGAGGGAGGTGACTTTGATTTCCGTGCAGTTGATCCAAGAAAAGTACGTGTTGGAAAGTATGCTCGAAAGGAGCAGGATAGTGAGTTTTGTATAGAGGAGATAAACGATAACCTATGTTCAGTTATTGAGCGCTTCCCTGGCAAAGAAGCAGAACTACTAAAGAAGTATGGAATTTCTGATAAGCAGGACCTATATATTAAGAATCCAGATGTTGTCTACAAGGAATCATGGATACAGGACCACGTACTTTTCACATTAGAAAGTATCGTGCTCGCATGTATCAAGAATCCGTACTGGGACTGGGACGGCATGCTTATTACAGAGGAGGAGGAGATGCAGCTTAAGGGTAACGGCACACCAGGTAATGCCGGGCTAGAAGGTCAACAGCGCCGTGATTTGATGCAGCAAATCAAGCTCGAGCAGACAGACCGTGTGGCTGCACAAGCACAACAAGCTGATATGGCAGGCGGAGAAGGCCTTATTGAAAGCCCAGATCAGGAGGCCATTGAGTACAAGCCGTACTATTTCAACTACTTTGATGTGCCTCGCAAGCCGTATATCTTTGCCACCATCTTCAATAACGAGAATAAGCCTATCGGTCGCACCGACATGATAACGCTTTCAAGCGAGCTACAGCGCGGTATTGATAAGCGAAAGATGGACATTGACGAAAACTGTGAGCTGGTTAACGGTATCGTAAAAGTAGATTCGTCGGTAATGGGCAAGTCGGACGCGCAGCGTATTCGGTTTGAGACTCGAGGCATTATCTGGGGAAAGGGTGTGGCTACTGGTGTTACACGTGAAACAGGACCAGCGCTACCGGCCATGGTATTTGAGGACATGCAGGACTCACGTTCTGAGATCGACAACATTATGGCAGCGTCGTCCGCGTTCCGTGGCGAGCGCCAGGGACAGGAGACAAAAGCTGGACGCCTTGCGCTTATTCAGCAGTCATATCTTCGTCTTAATGAGCTCGTACAGGTGGTGGACTTCACCTACGGTGAGATCTTTAGCTGGGGAATGCAGCTCGCAAAGACTCGATATACCGAGTACCACTACGCCAAGTGGATGGGCAAAGAGGGAGCGCGTGAGGTCATTGAGCTTATCCAGGACGACTTTGAGACTGGTTCAGAGGTCACCATTATTGCCGGCAAGACGCTTCCGGTGGACGACGAGTTTAAGTTCGAGCAGGCGCAAAACGATGTACAGCAAGGATTTATCAGTCCTGTGGACTATCTTGAGATTGCGCAGTACGACAATTCTAAGGAGCTCGCAAAGAACTCTGTAGCGTACAAGATGAATCCTGTTGCAGCAGTGAACATGAGCCCGGAAGAAGCAGAGAAGCTTGCTCCACCACCTACTGAGGCAGAGCCAAAGGCACCGAGCGTGAGCATCTCTTACGACTCTCTACCGCCAGACGCACAGCTACAACTTCTAGCTTCTATCGGCATCCAGGCTGATCCGGCTATTTTGGTAGCTGAAAAGGAAGCTGAGATACAGAAGGGTAAGGATGAGGCACAGATGAAGGCAGACGCACAGGCGCATGGCCAGCAGATGTCTGAGCGCAGCCAGACCATGGCTGAGAAAGAAGCTGCTAAGCCGAAACCAAAAGGCAAGTAAGGTGCCTCCGGCGGGAGGGTAAAGATAGGCACAGGAGCTCCTTGAAATCGGGGGTCGAAAGTCCAAAAGAGAGTACTGTTTACCAATACTACATTCACTTCAATGGACCCTCGATCTCAGGGAGAGCCTGAAATATAAGCTAACTGATCAAGCGGCCGGAGGAGTCGAAAGACCAACCAAAGGAGGTGCAATCTAAATCCCTATGCCAGAAGAATCAATCGAAGTTGTTCACAGTGATGATACACCTGAAGAGGTAGCTGATACACCAAGTGAGCCAGTCGTTGAGACAGAGACTCCTGCTGAACCAGTGGAGACGGTAGAAACCACCGAGCCAGAAGTAGTTCTTTACGATCTACCAGATGGCAGAAAGGTTGATGCTGATGGTGTTGCGCAAGAGTACCGGAACCTTCTAAGTGATTACACGAAGAAGTCTCAGGAGCTCGCAACATACAAAGCACCTATTAACGAAACCAAACCTACGAATCCCCTAAATGACCCTGACTACGTTCCTGCAACATATGCGGAACTAGCACAGCAAATTAAGGAGGAAACTCTACGGGAAATTGAGCAAAGACAGAACGCGGAGGCACAGGCACGGCAAGCTCTGGAAGATTCCATATCAGCCCAGCTGACAGAAATCAAGACAGCAGATCCAAACCTGAACGAAAACAGCCTGTTCGAGCACGCAACTAAGTATGGGTTCCGTGATCTAAAAATGGCTCACCAAAACATGCGGGATATGAATGCAGTGGTAAAGAAAGCACAGGAAGTAACTGTTGCAAACATTGCCAAGCGCGCCGATCCAGTAAGTGGTAATCCAGCGGCAAGCGGAGCACGCCCAGACCCAAGTAACTTTAGTTCTTCTGTAGAGTACCTTCGTAGTCTAACTACTTAACAATGATTTTTAACCAAGCTGTCACAACGACAACTCGTGAATTTATCTTGAAGAAGGTGTACGACCAGGTTACCACCGGTACCCCAGGCCTTATGACGTTCCTTCAGAACCAGTCACGCAGCAAGGAATGGACTTCAGGTACTAGCTACCAGTTCCCTATCAAGTACCAGGACACTACTAATGGTGGAAACATGGGTATCGCAGATCGTCTCGATACTGACCGCCAGAACGTGCGTGTACGTACTGACTTCAACCTCAAGGCGGCTAACAAGCCAGTGGTTGTAGCCATCGCTGAAACGACCGCGAACATGGGGGATGAGCAAATTGTGAACCTTCTCGATACCGAGTTCGACTCACAGGCGCAGTCTCTTATGACTCTCATGGCTCAGAACCTGTACACCGGAAACGGAACAGGTAATGACTGGGACTCACTCGCAAACGCAGCAGCTGACCCTACTCTATTCGCAACGTATGGAGGCCTTTCGCGCTCAACCTACACTGCATGGAGCGGTTACTACCTAGCTTCTACTGGCGCTCTTACTCTTGCTAAGCTTGCTACGGCAGACGACGCAGTAACTATCGGTGTTGATTCTCCAAACCTTGCTCTTACGACTAAGGCTATCTGGTCAACATACGAGTCACTTCTTACCCCAACAGTACGTGCTAACTTCTCTACCAGCGGTTATCCAAAGATGAACGCATGGGGTGGTGTTGGTAGCCCTTCTGCAGGTCTTGGTGGCGAGCAAGGATTTGTGTACCTCACATTCCGTGGTACTCCAATCGCTAAGGACGAGCAGGTTCCTTCAGGCAAGTTCTTCCTCGTGAACACTAAGGGCTTCGGCTTCGTAGGATTCAACTACCAGGACGGAAACATTATGACTGCAAACTTCAAGCAAACTTCTGATGCAGTTCCTTCTGGTGTCCCTGGAAACGTGAAGTCAACTCGTGGCTTCCAGTTCCGCAAGATGATGAGCCCAGTTGATCAGCTAACCCAGGTTGGTTACTTGATCTACGCTGGAAACTTCATCGCTACCGAGCCTCGCCTACAGGGCCAGCTCGCAGGCGTATCTTAATAGCATTAAGCATTCACTATGATTGATGATGAAATTGAGGTAGTTGTTCCTGAAGAGGAGGCGGCAGAAGAGGAGGCAGCATAGATTAATCGCTCTTGACCTTGTGTAAAGCGCAGGGGAGAGAATAACTAAAAGGATTATGGCAGTAAAACAGTACATTCCAGCAATCAAGTACGGCAACCTAGTTGCTGGTGACGAGATTGAAGCAGGTGCAGTTCTCACAACCCCAAACATTGGAGCCGCTACAGGTACAAGTGTAGCAGTTACCGGCGGGGTAGTAGTTGAAAGCGCCACAGCAGTACCGGCTACGGCAGGTGCGATTGCAGCAGGTGCTCCAATTACATTGTTCTCAGCAGGGCCTTCTATCTACGTGACTTCGGACGCCCCAACGTTCACAGCCATTAAGGGAAGTCTTTGTATCAACACGGGAGGTTCTAGCTCATCTACTCGTCTCTACGTGAACAACGGAACGACAAACTGGGTAGCAGTTACAACCGCTTCGTAACATTAAAAGAGTTGCTAACTCAAAGTGCCAAGGGCTAAGAACCTAAGGCTGAAAAAAACATGAACCAAATCTCATTCCAGTCCGTTTATCAGACAATCACCGCTCGTGGCGAGTTCAAGCTTGGCCAGCGCGCGATGACTCCTGATGGACGCGAATGGCAGTTTATCAAGGCAAATACTGGTATTGCGAACAGTCTTATTGCTGTTCCTGATGCAGTAACGTCTGCTGACCTATGGTCTTCTTCAACAGATAGCCAAGGACGCATTGTGTACCTTACTCGCGCTGCTTCAACCATGACGGTCGGAGCGTTTGAGGATGGTATCGGTGTCGTTGACGATGGTACCGGACGCGCACAAACGTTTAAGATTCGTACCAACAACGGAACGACGCTTACGCTTTACCCTGAAACCGCCCTCACAACGGCGCTTGCTGTAGCTGATTCTGACCTCACCCTCATGACCATGTCTGAGTGTGACACAGCAGCGGTTACATCAAAGCTTCAGATGGCACAGGGTGCTCCACAGGTATCGTTTTCAGCTTCTGACTACGGTTGGATTCTCACTAATGGAGACGGTCGCGCAGTCGCAGGTAACACACTTGTGGTTGGTGCTGGCTTCACTACGGGAGACGACACTGTAGGACAAGTTATTGTATCGGTTATCACGGAAGCTCCTTTGACTGCTCAGAACCTCGGCTATGCAATCGTTGCAAACGCTGCGGCTGACATTGGCGCCCTCGTGCGTTACAGCATTCGCTAGCTAATCGCTTCTCCCCCTAAAGCATTGGGGGGAGTATGCGGGGCACTAGCCTCGTGTGGGGAATGACAGAGCCTCACTTATTAAGGAAACAACACAGAATGAACAATCCAACTGTTTCAAATCCTAACGATTTTAAGGTTGTTGAGTTTCACAACTCTACGGACTTTGACTTCACCCCTGAAATGGGCTGCATGTATGACAGCCGCCCCATCTCTGGTATCTCGGGGGGAGTAGGAATCAAGAGCGGCGAGAGCATTACTCTCCCGTATCATATTGGTAACCAGATCGCACTTAACCTAGCGAAGTACGTAGGTACCCGCAATTCCGCTACGGTGGATCCAAAGGATGCTCAGGGCAATCCTATGGTCGCTCCAATTTGGAGTGAAGAGGCACTTCAGGCTCGTAAGAACTCGTTTCTAACTGATCTATACACCGAAGACAAGCCACTAGGCATGTCTGAGACTGATCGCCTTATGGCAAAAGTCGAGGAGTATAAGCAGATGGTAGACAAGCTTGTAGAAGCAAATGGAGCAGCACCGGTTGTTGAGAATGCTGTAAAAGCTGATGGCACATATCAGGACAAGGCAGACGTCATAGCTGAACTTGAAAAGCGCGACATTCAACACGACAAACGGCAGACCAAGGAGAACCTAGAGAAACTTCTTGCAACCCCAGTAGCTGAGTAATCGGCGATGCTGGTACGCATAGACGCTAGAGAGAGGCAGGCACTCTGACCAGTAATACAAACATGGAACACACCGTCGACAAACAAACAATGGATTCTCTTAAGGCGCTTGCTGATGTCAATATAAAAGTATCAGAAGCTCGAAGCCTGCTTTCAACCCTTCAGGCGGAGGAGACAGAGTATTTGGAGGCGCGTGAAAAGCGGGCGCTTGGACGAATACAGAAGGTGCATGACGAAAGTGCGATGCTGATAAAGCAAACCGGGGACAATTATGAGGATGTGCATACACTGTGCGTTTCGGTGACTGAATTAGCCGGATTCATAACTGAGGCATACGGCAAATTTGCAAGCCTAAAAGAGACATTTGATGACCGGGCTGTAGCATGGGAGGCTCACATAAAAGAAAAAGAATCTGAGGTTGCGGCATTACTGAAACTAGCTGAAGCAGACCGCGTGAAACTGGCTAATGAGACTAAAGCAGTAGCCCGGACAAAAGTTCTTATTGCACAAGATAAGCGCAAGCTTGATGACGAAAGGGCAACATTGGAAAGGGCTATTAAAAGATTAAAAGAAGGACGACTATGAGTCAATTTGCAGCACAACTACCGGTAGATGGAAACGGAAAACCCGCCAGTAACGGAAACCTTGTGGGGCCAGTTATTGCAGTCACTTATGATGCGACTATCTCAAGCGCTACATCTATATCATTAAATGCCGCAACTACTTCATTCGAAGTGCTTGCAATAACACAACCGATATTTTTGAGGTTTGCTGCTTCAGTTTCTACGAGTGTATTTGACGCAGTAATTCCAGCAAACCAAAGCCGTGTGTTTTACAGAGATCCAGCGGTTACGACCATCTCAGTATTAGAAGCTGCGGCAACGGGTCTTGTAGCAGTTATTGAACGTTAACTATGAGTGAAAACGCTATCCGAGATCAGAATTATGTGCCCTCTGGACTAGCAGTGTTAAACACGGATAGCGTTCAGGGCACGAACAAAGTTCGCATAAAGTACGTCGAATTGACGAATGGAATGAAGGTGACCACATCTGACACAATCTCGTTCACCATGGTTCCAATAGACGCGCAGGATAGCAACTATGTAGATTGTTTGACATTTGAAGGGACAGACGGACTGGTTTATCCCTGGGTGGCAAATAGTGCTGGGGCTGTTTTAGTAGACTTTTAATTAATTATTATGGAAGCATCACCACGAGATCAAAACCACATTCCAGCTCTTGTACTGGAGTCTTCAACAAGTTCTGGTACTGTTTTGTCTGCTAAAGGAGACGAGATAACCGGACGTCTTTTAGTTGATGCTTCCGGTGGAGGATCTGGCACAGTAACTTCCGTCTCCGTAGTATCTGCTAACGGGTTCGCTGGTACGGTTGCAACAGACACCACAACGCCAGCCATTACACTTTCAACGACCGTCACGGGCGTTCTATATGGCAATGGTACATCAGTAGCAGCAGCAACAGGCGGTCAGCTTCCGGTCATGACGAGCACCGTTGGTGGTGCAGTACCAACCCCACCAAATAACACCACAACCTTCCTTCGCGGAGACGGTACATTTGCCGCTCCTGCGGGGGGAGGTGATGTAGTTGGACCTGGTTCTTCAACTGACAATGCACTTGCACGATTTGACCTTGCTACAGGCAAGCTGATACAGAACTCGGTGCTTATTGTTGACGACTCAGGAAACATCGTTGGACCTACTGCTGGATTCAAGATAACAGGAGGTACTAGCACAACTGCCGACCTATCGTTTCAAACAACTACTGGCGTAGGAGCTTCTGGTGCTGACATGCACTTCCTTGTTGGAAATGCTGGCGGAACAGAAGCAATGACGATTCTAAACAGTGGGAACATAGGTATAAACACGCTAACGCCTGCGAACCAGTTTGTTGTGGGTGGTGTACAGGCAGGAAATGCAGGTTTAGAGGTAGTACCAGGTTCGGGAATAGTTGTGCAGTCGTACAACCGTGTTGGTGGCGCATATGCTTCCCTTACATTTGACGGTACTACGAGTTCGTTTCGTTCTGGTGCAACTAGTGGCACATGGCAGACGTTCCGTGCGTTAACCACAACGCTTGCAGGTGCTACGGTTGGTGCTGCTTTTGATTACAGCACAGGAGTCACAAACGCTGCACAGAACTTCTCTGCAATGACGATTTCTAGTGCAGCTGTCACCGCAGCAAACACCAACACGCTTCGTGGACTCACCATCACTCCTGGGGCCATCACAAACTCCGCAGGTACAAGTACCTATATCGGTGCTCTTATTACCATGCCTAACATTACGCAGTCGGGTGGCACACTTACAGCCACAGGACTTCGTATCAACGGAGGAACCGTCACGTCAGGTACTGCCTATGGACTTATAGTGGAATCAACCGCTGGCAACGTAGGTATCGGTACGGCTACACCGACAAAGGGATTTGAGGTGCTGGCATCAACAGGCTTTAACCTGTACGACACCACAAACGACTTGGGAATAACCAGCAACCGTGGAGCGAATAATCAAATCTCCATACGAGACAACACCACCGATATCTTTTTGTATGCTGGTGACACTGGTACGGTGACGATAAGTACCATCGCAAACGCGAACATTGTTCTTACACCAAACGGTACCGGGAACGTGGGTATAGCTACAGCCACACCAGACCGCCTGCTTCACGAAGAGGTCGTTGGTTCTGCCACAGCTACCGTTGCGTTTGGACAGCGACACAGCCACATTACGTCAGGTACCGCAGCTGTAGGCTTTGGTATAGGTGAGGAGTACGAACTTGAAAACGCCTCTGGAACGAACCGTATTGCAGGTACACACTATTTCACTTGGTCAGACCCAGTAAACGCCACCGAGGACGCTTCTTGGGCTCTACAGCTTATACGTGCAGGCACGCTTACAGACGCGGTGACCGTGACATCTGTTGGTGGACTTACCGCTGATACACTGACTGGTACAACGAGCGTGACTTCACCTGTTATCAGAAGCAACCCTAACTCGTCACTCTCTAACTTCGGTGTAAACACCGCAGCAACTATTGGTGTGTCTAGCGGCACAGCATCTTTGCAATTTGGTGGGTCAAGTGCAGCACAATACCGCGTATACCTCAACGGTACAACCTCAACTGTTTTGACCGCAGGAACCTCATACGCAGGTCTAATTGTCGGTGCTCAGACTGCCACAGAAGCAACATCAGGAACCCACCCAGTTCTTGCTAACGTAGCAATTCTTGCTCCTGTAATAACCAATGGAACAGCTACCACTACCGACCTTACAACGCTGTACATCGCAGGTGCTCCAACAGGTATTACCCCAACAAACGCAGCAACTGCGGTTTGGGTTGATTCTGGAACAGTTAGGGTTGATGACGCACTTACGGTTGGTGCAGGCATAAGCCTTCTTGGTGGCACACTCACGCTTTCCGAGAACACCTCTATTGCCCTTGACCCAGCAGGTTCGGCAGACGGCAAGTACACAGGCACAACCGTGACAGGCGTTGCGGGGTACACGCAGGCGTTTGGCGACCTGGTATACCTTGCAGTAGCCGACTCACGTTGGGAGCTTGCAGACGCAGACGCTGCTTCAACAGCAGGGCCAGTAATGCTAGCTATGGTTGTGGTAGCAGGTACAGACGGAAACGCTTGTACGCTGCTCTTGCAGGGCATTATCCGTGCTGACGCTAAGTTCCCTACCATGACCGTTGGGGCTACGCAGTACGTTGGTGAAACAGCAGGTGCTATTCAGGGAACCATACCTACAGGTGCAGACAACATAATCCGTACCGTAGGGTACGCACTTACTGCGGACGAGCTGTATTTTAACCCAAGTACCGACTGGCAGGTGACCGTTGCATAACCTATATGGCAATAGCACGAAACGCAAACAGCAACGCAACGGGAGTCACGAGCGGTACTACGCTTACTTGGTCGCATACCTGTTCAGGTTCAGACAGGATTCTTATTGCTACGTTCTTTTCGGAAAACAGCAAGACAATCTCTGGCGTGACCTACAACGGCATCTCAATGACGCAGGCTAATACCAACACACCTGTTGCTGGTATCAGGGTTTACAACTATTACCTTGTTGCGCCAGCTACAGGTGCTAATAACATTGTCGCTACATTCGCGTCAGGTTCAGGTCTGGTGTACGGGATAGCAGAATCGTACACGGGTGCAAAACAAACGGGGCAACCTGACGCGATTGGCAACACAGGAAGTGCAAGTGCTACTTCGTTGTCAGTAAACATAACAACGGTTGCTGCTAATTCCTGGATAGTTGGAGGTGTGTACGGTGGCAACTCGGCTGGCTTTGCTGGTACAGGTTCATGGTCGGTTCTTTTCTGGGGAACTGGTGGAGCTACTGACCCTGCTGGCTGGAACGGGTTTGCCATGCTTGATACTAACGGGCCTATTGTGACCCCTGCGTCTACAGCGGTGGGTATGTCTATGACAGGCGGTGCCAACCAAATGGGTCTGGTGGGAATGTCTATTGCACCTGCACCAGAAAGCGGTCCGGCAAACCTAAAGTCCTTAGACGGGAACGTGAAGGCAAACATAAAAAGCTACAACGGTAACGTGATTGCGAACATTAAAAGTATCAGTGGTAACGCATAGCCTATGAACTACACAACTAAACGAATTGAGGAGGTATACGAGAACGAGATACTGACTGCTGTGAACATGGCGGTGTGCGTGAATGACGGCATTACGGGAGCCACCAGAGAGGTGTCTGTGGCCGATTTAGAGGCGTACAAGCTGGATAAGGAGGGCGTGCTGAAGGCTCTTGCTATTGAGACTGCAGCCCTCATGGCTATTCCAGAAGCTACTCCTGAGAAGGAGGTTGTTGCTTTAGAAGAAGTCGCAATTACCAAGGACGAGGTAGACGACAAGAAGGCTGAAACTGTACAAAACGACGCATCATAATATGTCTGAAACGCCGTACACATTACGTGAACTTGATACCAAACTTGAAACTAAGTTTGAGCGGGTATGTGACCTTATTACTGAGAAGTGTAATGATATAGTCAAAACGCAAACTGCTCAATCACTTACTTTAGAAGAAGTAAAGACAGAAGTAAAAAAAACAAATGGCCGCGTCACAGCACTTGAGACGGTAAATGCCGAAAAACGTGGAAGTGGAAGGGTTCTTTTAGCCATCTATAGCCTATCTGTCACACTCCTTATTGGATACCTTGGGTGGGTCGGATTAAAAATAGAAGAAGTACAAGCAAGAAACGACGAGTTACAGGCTCAAATACCAAGTGTTGTACGTGATTCAGTAGCAGAAGCATTACTCCCTTACGCAAAATAGCTTATGGAACTAGACCTCAAAAAGCCAGAGCTTGTGCTAAAGAAAAAGAAACTTAAGCTTACGCCTCGCATGGAGTACACACGTAAGGCATTTGCTGATAACGGCATAAAAGACTATGGATAGCAACGATATACTACGTCGGTTAGAGGCAGTAGAAAAATGGCAGGCAGATCGTACTGCTGAGCAAATTACGTTTCCGCTTGATTACCGGAGTCAAGAGACGTTGGGTAAGTATTTTATGCACATTACCAACCTCATTAATTACGAGGTTGTTGGAGCTGCTGCGCACACCATATATAGCTTTTTGGGGACACAGGACGGGCAAAACTTCCAACTATCACCACAGACTATATTCCCGTACTCAGCAAACGTATCTGCTAATACACTAACTACAACAGTAAACTTTGCAGAAGATACTGCTGTTCATCTTAACACCACAGCAGGTGGCACATTCCCGGCGCCGCTTGCAGTCAATACTACGTATTACGTGTTGAATACAACGGGTTCTACATTCCAGCTTGCACTAACCGTTGGTGGGGCGGCTATCAACATTACCAGTACGGGTACAGGGCCACAGTTTATAGAAGCCGACATCTAACATGAAAAACTATTTTCCAGCACAGGGTAAAGGGTACACCTACTTTCAAACAAACCGAAGCGACGACTTGGGATCTTTGTGGTCTAGCATGGGGCTCGACTTCCAAAGCAACCTTGGCACGATGCGCGTAGCGCCGCGTCTTAGGGTAAACACTTCCACCACAGACGATGCTGACCTTGGCCTACCTACGGCTTTCGCTAACGTAGACACCTGCTTCTGGGCAATTTGTGGCTCACGCATTTTTAAGACAGCAGCAAGTGCTCAGCCTGACAGTGCTTTCACAGAAGACGCTTCGTCGGGAGCAGTCACAACATATGATGCCACAGGCGATCTTGCGGTATTTAATTCACTGCTATGGTCAACTGCAGCAGGAGCACTGTACAGCAAGGCGCTTGATGGTGGCGGCACAGGGGCATGGACTTCAAGAGATACATACAGCACGGCAATTCAGCATCCGCTTGTTAACT